CATGAAATATTACGTAGAAGCCTATGATGCAAACAACTATCAGATACTGGGCAACCTAGATGGACAGGCAGTGTTACGAGTGCGCAACTACAAGCGCACCAAGCACTACAAGAACCTACGCACGCTACGCACACACCGCGTGACGTATTATAAGATAGTGACTGAGAGCGGTCACATTGTTGAGACACTAATCAAATAAACCGTCTACATATGTAGACACACTCGGAGCAATACCACTATGAACACACAAAATATGTACGCACTATCGCTAGATCAAATCGCCAACGCCATCGCTACTGTTGGACACAAGCGCACCATACTTGTACAGGGTCACATGGGCAACGGTAAGTCATCACTGTTAAAGACGTTAGCAGAGAGATTCCCTAACCACACACCTTGTTACTTCGACTGTACGACTAAAGACCTAGGTGACCTAAGCATACCATCACTCAATACCGACGAGGGTTACGTTACATACCTACCCAACGAGGAGTTTGGTATACACCTAGGCAAGCCGATCATACTAATGGTCGATGAGTTCGGTAAGGCCAACCCATCAGTCAAGAACGGGTTACTGTGTGACATGCTAGAACGCAAGAGATTCCACAAGGACAGCATCGTGTTCGCTACTACTAACCTAGGTGCCGAGGGTGTGGGCGATCTGCTACCCCCACATGCACGCAACCGCATCACCGTAGTCACAGCACGCAAGTCTACTAGTGAGGAGTTTATCGAGTGGGGTATCAACAACGAGGTCGATCACAGTGTGCTAGGTTTCGTGCGTGAGTTCCCGCAGGTACTACAAGGCTTCGATGACGTGAAAGACCCCAAGGACAACCCGTACATCTATCACCCTAAAGAGCAACGCGCCGCGTTTATCACCCCAAGATCATTGGAGGCCGCGAGTGACGTACTCAAGCTACGCGATATGTATGACGATCACACCCTGACAGCTTTACTCATGGGTACCATCGGTGACCGTGGCGCTATGGATATGATGGCGTTTGTTAAGTTGGCCGACCAACTACCGTCCCTACAATCTATCAAGGATGACCCGCTCAGTGCCAAGGTACCCGACTCCGCGTCAGCTATATGTATGACAGTGTACCGCGCACTAGGTGCTATGAACCGTGACTGGGTAGATGCGTGGGTGACATACATGCAACGACTAGACAAGGAAGCGCAAGGTCTATTCGCTAATGGGTGCCGCAGTAATACCTACGCACACCGTAACGTAGTTATGCAGAGCAAGAAGTTCACCGAGTGGGCTATGCAGAATAACTACATGTTCGCGGCAGACAAGGTATGAAGATTATGAAGATAACGCGTAGCGAATTGTTACAACTAAGACTACACCCTACCAAGTTTAAGACGTGTGGTAGGTACGAGTTCGCGGAGGATACTCGCAATAGGTATTGTCGGTGTACCAAGCCAACCGGTGACTGGGTATCAAGGTGTAGTATGTGTCGGACTCTACGCAGAGTATTTACGGGAGTAGATTATGTTAACTATAGGTAAACAACTCAACGCAGAGGAGCGATTGTCCAAGGCAATCGTCGCTGTCATGGGCAACCCCAAGTACACAGCACTAGCCGGTGTGTTGATGATAGGCGAGAAGACGATAGATGACGAGATACCGACAGCCTGTACTAATGGACGTGATGAGAAGTATGGACGTGCGTTTGTTGATGGGCTGACCGATGCCGAATTGCGTGGGCTACTACTGCACGAGAACTATCACAAGCTATACAGCCACCTGACTACGTGGAAACATCTACATGACATTGATCATATGACAGCTAACATGGCATGTGACTACGTGATCAACCTCAAGATCATGGATGACAATCAAGATGGGTTCGCCAAGATACCCGATGGCGGGCTAATAGATGAGAAGTACCGTGACATGGACACAGCCCAAGTGTTCAAGCTAATACGTAAGGAACAAGAAGAACAGCAGTCCGCCGGTGAACAAGGTAATACCCCACAGGATAACGAGTCAGAGGGTGATGGTGAACAGGGGGGTATGGCGGAGAGCGGTGGTCTCGATGAGCATGACTGGGAGGGTGCGCAGTCTCTATCCGATGAGGACAAGCGTGAGTTGGCGCGTGACATTGACGAGGCTATCCGTCAGGGTGCCATGGCAGCAGGTAAGATGGGTGGTACAGGCAACCGCGATCTCGACGAGTTACTACAGCCACAGGTCGATTGGCGCGAGGTACTACGTGAGTTTATACAGACAACGTGTGCAGGTAACGACTACTCTACATACGCACGGCCCAACCGTAGGCTAATGAGTCAGGGCATCATCATGCCATCTGGTATCAGTGAGCAAGTTGGCGAGCTAGTGATTGCCATTGACACGTCAGGTTCTATTGGTCAGGAAAAACTGACCACGTTTCTATCCGAGGTCAAGGGTGTATGTGACACAGTAAAACCTGACAAGGTACGTCTGTTGTATTGGGGTAGCCGTGTGGTGGGTGACGAGTCATACGACATGCACGAGCTAGACAGTTTGGTTAAATCTACCAAACCTATGGGTGGTGGCGGCACTGATGTCAATTGTGTCACGCAGTACATGATCGACGAGAGCATCAAGCCCCAAGCGTGTATCGTTCTGACTGATGGCTACTTGTACAGCGGTTGGGGGAGTTGGACTTGCCCCGTCCTCTGGGCGATACTAGACAATCAACACGCAGTACCCGATGAGGGTAAGGCAGTACACATCAAGTCGAGGGACATGTAATGGCGGCAAGGTTAATTAAATTTATGGGTTCACACCCTGACTTAGTAACAGGACATATGTATACCGCGAGGGACTACGCGAAGGTTGCGAACATCAAACCAAGTTCTATGGCTACTAGGCTACATAGGGTGTTCGCGGTGTATGAATCACATCTGCGCCCTACGTTCCAGAACTATGACTACGAGGGCAAGCCTATCAACAGGTCAGTAACTCGCCCGCTGAAGAGTTCTTTCGAGACACATGCAGAGAAGTTATCAGGTGAATGGTTAAATAAGAGGATAGTGAAATGAGTGATAATAAGTATGCGGCAGCATCGAAAGATTGCCTCCGATCAACTGCGTATGAGTTACGTATGGAGTGGGCAGAAGCTGTCAACACTATAGACGAGGCGTTGGAGTTCTACTATGAACACGTTAGAGATACACCAGTGGATAGTGACTACGACCGCAATGACGTGGGAACAGTGCAACGTGCGTGGCAACGCATACAACAGGGGTAAGGCATGAACTATAAAAATAATAAAGATATAGGGTACGTACTGATGGCTTTAGCCGTGGTAGTTATGTACTCGATTGTAAGTAACATGAGCTACGTTGACTGCATTGAGCGGGGCGTGTGCTAAACAACTAATTGTCTACATATGTAGACACAACAACTCGGAGAAATATTATGGCTATGTTTAATTATAGGATAGACAGTTTCACGCATGTAGAACATTTATATAACACCACCAAACCTATCAGGGGCAGCAACATAGTCCCTCTCGGTGATCGCAAACGTAAGTGGGAATGTATCGTCAAGGAATCACCAACCTGTTACATGTTACTAGACTACGGGGCTACTGGCAGTGCCCCAAGCACTGCCGCAGTGGTCTGGATTCGCAATGCCGATAACACTGACACAGTAGAATTTCGTAACGAGACAGGTGACTACGCGCACACTTGTAGGTACTCGTTCCTTGAGCGTTGTATGCCTATGGGCATGGACTTCATTGTGGATAGCGGCAAGCAGTACATACGACATGCCGACAACCGCTACTACTTACCCAAGGATACTGATAAGCCTGTAGTGTTTACCGCAGGTCGGACTAACAGCTCTATAGCAGGGTTCAGACACAGCGCACCTTGGACACTTACCAGCGAACCGCACCCGTTACCTGTCACACGAGTACGTGTTAACAAGGAAGCTAAGGCATCGTACAAAAAAGCTATCGATGAATACCTACACTGGGCATGGACTATGACCCCCATGCTTGAGGGCACTATGAATTGGGATACCAACCGCGATGCTCTACGGGCGGCTGATCATATTGGTGGGGGCACGTTCAGAGACATGTTAGTAGAAGAGCAACACGAGCAACGTACCACTATGGTACACGCGTTCCTATGTCAGTTAGCGCAGGGTATGGGTAACAGGTACTGGGGACACACAAACCCAACTACTAACGTCAGCCTAACAAGTGACCCTAAGAAGTTCCGCGCCAAGTTCAACGCATGGGTTAACCGCATGGGCACGTTCACTGACTCATTTGAAGAATACAGAGAGGTGAAATAGCATGGCTACTTATATGTATGACATACACGGCAAATGTCAAATACACACTGTTGCAGAGGTGTTAGAGGTTGTTACCTCCCCCGAGCCTAACCTGATAGGCAATGCGTCTAACCGCAAAGAGATGCGGTGGTTTGCACAAGAGGTAAAGAAAGCGTTCAGGGGGTGTGAGGTACGCGCTAGTAGTAGCGATATTAACCATTCGGTGTATCACGTTTACATGCATGACGATGAGTACGCTATGGGGTGGATAGATGTGTACTTCGACCCTGCCAAAGAGAAGTTAGTGTATGTTGTACACAGTAGGGACATACAGAACAACAAGTACGAACACTACTCTGAAGGGTTTCGTACGAAAGTTAGTACCCTAGCTCATGTCGGGCTAAAGAATGCTAAGAAGTATTTACGTAGGTTCTCACATGAAGAGGTGGTTTTTGCTAGTATTGACAAGTACAAGGCCGCCGCATATACATACCGAGATTCCTCATCTGAGGCGTACTCAAATACATGGCGTAATATGTTTGGTTGTAGTGCAGTTAAGGTTAGGGAGGAAGCATGTGCCCCCCTACTAAAGGAGATGTACTTACTGTTGGATTCGGGGCATGAGTTCATGGACAAGTCCCTAGCTAACAACCTAACTGCCCTACGTGCGGGTAAGGCTATAAAGGATCAGGCAGAAGAAGATCGTAACCTGCCTTTAAGTGTCGTGCGGGTGTATGAGAAATTAGGTAACCAAGCATTCGATGTATGTCCTATAGAAGATATTATTGGGCTTGCCAGAAACGCTACTCTAAAGTGGGCTACTTACTACGAGGACACCTTACCAGAGGGGTTGTTAGGTAAACTGTCTACCCTGTCGATATGTGAGGAGGACGCATTCATACCACAAGTCGGGTATCGTCATAGTGAGGCGGTCTTCTATGTCACGCAGTAACACTATATGGGACGATCCACTTAGTATGCCCAACACTTACCGCGTATCATCACTAGGCCATGAGAATAGTATCGAGGTAACGTGTTTGGGTATGAATTGTGTTGACTCGGAATGTGAGGGGATATATGATTTAGACAAAGGACTACCGCAATGGCTTGAAGAGAAGCTATCGGTACTTATGGTATGTGACCCGACCCCACCAACTGCACACGTAGAAGGTATCGGGGTGCGTATCGACGAACATACTTTTTGGGTAGAGAAATGAGGTGTTTATGTGGGTACAAATACTTAATGTAGTAGGTGGTGTGGTATTCATTATAGTAATGGGTATCTTGTTACAGGGTGCCGCATTGATAGTGTGTGATAGAGAACGCGCTTGGCATGAGCGGCGCGATGAACTGGTATCAGGTGGAGACAAAGCTGATGGCTATGACACCGGAAGGGAAAGTAAAGAAGAAGATAGTTGAGCAGTTAAAAGCGTTAGGGTGTTATTACTTTTTCCCTGCTACTGGGGGATATGGTAAGAGCGGAGTGCCTGACATAGTAGGTTGCTACAACGGTAAGTTTTTTGGTATCGAATGTAAGGCGGGTAAGAACACACCAACAGCTTTACAGCAGATGAACCTAGATCAAATAAACGAGGCGTGCGGATTAGCGTACGTGGTAAACGAAACCAACATGAATGATATAGAAAAATTACTCGGAGCGAGTTATGACTGATCACAAGTTAACCGCAGAAGCGTGGGAAAGGTTACAAAAAGAAATCCCCGCAATCGAACCTAAAACAGGGCTAGAACCTTGGATAGATGGGGCTATGCGAGAAGCACACGAAGTAGAAGCCGATGCCATAAACCCAAACCATTACAAGGCAGGCAACGTCGAATGCATTGAGGCTATACAAGAGAGCATGACTACCGCAGCGTTCGCGGGTTACTTGAAGGGCAACGTGCAGAAGTATCTATGGCGCTATGAGACTAAGCATTGGGAAGACCCACTGCAAGACCTCCAGAAAGCTGAGTGGTACCTAGAACGTCTTATCGCGTTAGTGGGGGAAGATTATGAGTAGAGGTCAGACGCACGGCGGTAAGGGGGACAAGCAACGTCCAACGGCAGGTACATTTGCAGATAACTGGGACAACATCTTTAATAAGAAGAAAGATAAGATTAGTCCTAACAAGTTAGGGGGTTATGAAGAACGTACCAAAGAGGTACCAATACCCACGTTGCCGGACGAGTCTAAACGGTACATAACTGACTGTGAGTTCAAGGTAGATAAAGAATACATAACTACCTACGAAGACACAGAGGAGGATGACGGTGGACTTGATAACGGTTGATCTGGAAACGTATTATGACAAAGACTTTTCCTTACGTAAGATGACAATGGAATCCTATATCCGTGACCCTCGTTTTGAGGTGATAGGTATAGGGTTAAAAGTAAATAATGATGGGACGGAGTGGGCTAGTGGGACACATGAAGAACTTAGACAATACTTACAAACTTTCGACTGGGAAAATTCTATTCTCCTTTGCCACAACACTTTGTTTGATGGTGCCATTCTTAGTTGGCTGTTTGATGTTCATCCTCGCCTCCTTGCCGATACTCTGTGCATTGCCCGTGCTCTACATGGGATCGAAGTTGGCGGCTCTCTCTCTGCGCTTGCTCAAAGGTACAATATTGGAGCGAAGGGAACGGAAGTACTCGACGCTATCGGGAAGCGCCGTGGAGATTTCACCGAAGAAGAACTAAGCCGGTACGGTGACTACTGCATCAATGATGTTGAGTTAACATATAGATTGTTTAACATTATGGGTAAGGGGTTCCCGAAGGGGGAGCTACGCATCATAGACTGCACCTTACGTATGTTTGTGGAGCCTATACTGGAGCTAGACCTAGGGCTGTTGGAACAACACTTAGAGACCACCAAGCAGATTAAAGAAGACTTGATAACGTCCTCTGGTGCGACTAAGAAAGAACTTATGAGCAACCCTAAGTTTGCTGAGTTACTTGTAGGACTAGGTGTTATACCTCCTATGAAGACTAGCCTTACTACGGGTAAGCAGACCTATGCGTTTGCCAAGAACGACGAACAGTTTAAGGCGTTAGCTAACCACCATGACTCGCGTGTACAGGCACTGGTAACCTCTCGACTAGGCACCAAGAGTACGTTAGAGGAATCACGTACTGAGAGGTTTATAGGTATAGCTAAACGTGGGCTTCTACCGGTACCCGTAAGATACTACGCGGCGCACACTGGTAGGTGGGGAGGCGATGACAAGATCAACATCCAAAACCTACCTAGCCGTGGTGTTAATGGTAAGAAGTTAAAGAACAGTATGCTTGCCCCCGAAGGGTACATGATGGTTGACTGTGACTCGTCGCAGATTGAAGCCCGAGTACTAGCATGGTTGGCGGGACAGGATGATTTAGTATTAGCTTTCCTGAACGGTGAAGACGTTTACATAAAGATGGCGTCGAAGATATATGGCATACCTGAGGAAGATGTTACCAAGGAGCAACGCTTTGTTGGTAAGACTACAATCCTAGGTTGCGGTTATGGTATGGGCGCAGTTCGGTTTGCAGATCAATTACAATCGTTTGGAACTCACATGGATGTTGAGGAGGCACGTAGGGTAGTAAGTATCTACCGCGATGCCAACTGGAAGATAAACCACTTCTGGCGTGCATGTCAGAACATGTTAATAGAGATGTCGCGTGGTAACTCAGGTAGCTTTGGCCCCAACGGTATAATCAAGTATGGGGTAGACGGGCGTAACGGTTGGGTACTACTACCCTCTGGCTTGAAGATGCGCTATGACGACTTACAGTATGAGCAGGGTGAACGTGGCCCAGAGTTTAAGTACAGAACGCGCCGTGGATACACCAGAATATATGGTGGTAAGGTAGCAGAGAACATATGCCAAGCGGTAGCTAGATGTATCATTGGTGAGCAGATGTTAGCAATAGCTAAGAAATACAAGGTAGCTTTGACGGTTCACGATTCCGTGGTATGTTGTGTACCAGAGATCGAGCTTAGTCAGGCCAAACAGTACATAGAAGGGTGCATGAGCACTACCTCACCTTGGGCAGAAGGCTTGCCTATAACGTGTGAGTCAGATACAGGTAAGTCTTATGGGGAGGCGGCAGGATGAGTGAAGCTAAGAAAATAATAGACGCGGCTAATAGATTCGCGGACAAGGCTATAAAAGATGCCGGTACCCACACACCAAGAGGTGTTAAGGATTGGTTATTCCGCCCCGTAGTCATACGTAGGGTAGAGTTGGTAGTATTAATTGGCCTACTAGGTTGGTTTGTAACGTACGAATTAGGGATGTACATCAATGGGTAAAGTGATTGATTGGCCTAAGCCTACATCAGGCGTACCGGAAACTCATGGGGATTACCTGAGTATCATTGTGGGGGAAACCATAGATGGCGATCCAATAGTATGTATAGAGCAGTGTGAAACAATAGGTATGACTAGGCACGTTGACCGAATACAACTAAACCTATCGCAAGTCGGTGCGTTAGCGGATGAACTTAACCTAGTATGCAGTATGTATGCGGAGAAACATTAATGAGTAGATACATAATACTATTCTTAGGTACGCATTACGTGGATGGTATGTACCCCAACAAAGAAATGGCTGAAGGGGTTATGGAACATTTCGCAGATGAAAAATTTCCTAACTTACAGTTTAAATTAGAGGAGGCACCGAAAGGTTTTGTAGTAACTGATGATATATTTTGGTCTAGGCATCACGCCAGTATAGTTAAACTTGACCGCCTCCGATCTTATTCGCGGAGGTTACGTTGAGTATTGCACCGTGGTCGTTTTCAAAGATTAAGTCGTTTGAGCAGTGTCCTAAGAAGTTTTACCACCTGAAGATTGCCAAGGACTACAGGGAATCTGAGACAGAAGCCATGCTATATGGCACTGCCGTACACCTAGCCGCAGAGGAATACATTAGGGACGGTAAGCCGTTACCCCCTGAGTACAACTACTGTAAAGATGTACTTGATGTCCTGAATAGCATAGAAGGCGAGAAGATATGTGAGATGAAGATGGGGCTTACCGAAAACCTTGAGCCTTGTGAATTCTTTGCTGACGATGTTTGGTGGCGTGGCATAGCTGACTTAGTTATTATGAACAAACGCACCAAAACAGCTTATGTGGTAGACTACAAGACAAGTAAAAATACTAAATACGCTGATAAAGGCCAGTTAGAACTGATGGCTATGAGCATGTTTAAGATGTTCCCCGACCTAGAGAAAGTGAAGGGTGGGTTGTTGTTTGTGGTATGCGGGGAGTTAATAAAGGAAGACTACTCCAAGCCGGAAGAGCCTAGGCTATGGAAGAAGTGGCTGTCAGACTATAGCCGTATGGAGCAAGCCTTTGAAAACAATGTGTGGAATGCACACCAAAGTGGGTTATGTCGTAGGCACTGTATTGTTACAGAGTGCGTACACAATGGGAGAAACTAATGCGTAAGAAAAGAAAGAAGCAGGTCAACGCCCCCGTAGGCAGTGACACGTTTGAACGTAGAATGGAGCGGCAACGCGCCAGACGTAAGATGGATAGAGAAGGCAAAGATGCCAATGGTAACGGTAAGGCTGACAAGCGTGAAGGTAAAGACGTTAGTCATAAGAAAGCCTTGGTCAATGGCGGAAGCAACAAAGACGGTGTTACAGTAGAGGATAGCTCTACTAACCGTAGCCGGAACTACAAAAAGAAAAAACAGTAGAAAGCCTACGCGACAACAGGGCTTTTAATTAACAAGCAGGGGATTAAGTGATGAATAGATTAATTGATGATAAAGAAGCAACAGTCGCTAGGCTCTATGAGCTATACGGTAGAAATGCTTTCGGTGAAACTCGTTTTGACCAATGTATTGAAGAACTCTATGCGCCTATTTCTAATTTGGAAGACAAGAAGAAGTATGAAGAGAAACGGATGCTACCGACATCAGTGTCGGCACCATAAAAGAACTCCCTATTGGTATGGGTTGACGCGTGCTTGATGCGTCTTTAAATGATGTCGTGCCGTTCCTTACGGCGCTATTGCTCCAAAATAGATATACGGCATAAAATCGAGTAGTCCTAGTGAGAATCATAATGCGGACTTAGCCCTATCCGTGGACGAAGCAGGGCTACTAAAGAGCTGTACGGTTATTCCAGTTACTTAGTTTTCTAAAAAGGGTGACAAGTATGACAACTACCCCTCAATCCCATACAGAATAGGGGCTGTAGCTTGTCACCCCTATGACATCTAGTGACAGAGCTGGCAAGTAGTACATAACACAGCAACAAGTTAGCGTGTAGTTGAGCTAATTTTTTATTCTCGCGTGACGTGGACACCCACTTCATGCTATTTCGTATCGGAGCGATAAATGAAGATAGTAGATAATAAGGCGTTACTACTTACGCTACGTAACCCCGCAAAGGTTACATCAGTAATACCAAAGAGTAGGGAACTACCTAACAACCAAGTACTTGTTAACTGGGGATTAGAAGAAACGCAGGTGTTGCGTAACATGAATATCAACGCGCCCTCTCCAATAGAATCTAAGTATGAATGGACGGGCAAGTACACACCGTTCGATCATCAGAAGACCACTGCTAGTTTTTTCACGCTAAACCGTAAGAGCTTTTGTTTTAACGAGCAGGGTACAGGCAAGACAGCCAGTGCTATATGGGCGTCTGACTACCTTATGAAGCAGGGGGTAATACGTCGAGTGTTAGTTATATGCCCCCTGTCTATAATGGATTCCGCATGGAGGAATGACCTATTTAGTTTTGCCATGCACCGTAAAGTAGACGTGGCATATGGAGCTAAGGCTAAACGTGCAAAGATAATCGAAGGCGATGCTGAGTACGTGATAATAAATTATGACGGGGTAGAGATCGTAGCAGACGCAGTGGCCAACGGAGGGTTTGACCTTATAATCGTTGACGAGGCTACTCACTACAAGAACCCACAGACTAAACGATGGAAGACCTTAAATAAGTTAGTCGGGCCAAGCACATGGCTGTGGATGATGACAGGTACCCCCGCCGCACAAAGCCCTACCGATGCGTACGGCATAGCTAAACTCGTTAACCCCAAGGGCGTACCTAGATTCTTTGGTTCGTTTCGTGACCAAGTGATGCGCAAGGTAACAAACTTCAAGTGGGTGCCCAAAGAAGACGCTACCAATACGGTGCATAGGGTACTGCAACCAGCCATACGGTTTACCAAAGACGAGTGCCTTGACCTGCCACCTATGGTGTACACCAAAAGAGAAGTACCTCTTACTCGACAGCAGTTGAAGTACTACAAAGAACTGAAGAACAAGATGGTAATGGAGGCGGCAGGAGAACAAGTCACGGCGGCTAACGCGGCGGTAAACATGAACAAGCTACTGCAAATATCCGCAGGTGCAGTGTATACCGACAAGGGGGACGCAGTAGAGTTCGATATATCCCCCCGCTACAAGGTACTACGTGAAGTAATAGACGAGTCGAGTAAGAAAGTATTAGTGTTTGTACCGTTCAAGCACACTATAGACATGCTTACCGCCAAGCTACGAGAAGATAATATATCGACAGAAGTTATCCGTGGGGATGTGAGTGCAGGTAAACGTACGGAGATATTTAAACGGTTCCAAGAAGCTGATGATCCTCGTGTGTTGGTTATACAACCTCAATCAGCCGCGCACGGAGTTACATTGACTGCGGCTAACACAGTAGTGTGGTGGGCACCGACAAGTTCGTTGGAGACATACGCTCAGGCAAACGCTCGTGTACACAGATCAGGACAAGATCACAAATGTACCGTCGTGCAGCTACAAGGGTCGCACGCAGAGAAACGTGTTTACGCACTGCTAGATAACAGAATAGACATTCACACAAAGATGATTGATCTTTACAAAGAAATACTTGACTAGCTAACGATAAGCTAATAAAGTGAACGTCCCGTTAGTAAAGGAGCGTGTAATGAGTGAAAGTAATACTACCGCTGAACAGTTGACCAAGGTTTATCTAAAGATAAAAGATAAGCGTTCGGAACTTTCTGCGGCCTTTAAAGAAGAAGACGGCAAACTGGCTGAACAGTTAGACAAGGTTAAGAAAGCCTTACTTGGATACTGTAAAGATCAGGGCGTCGATAGTGTAAAGACTTCAGCAGGATTGTTTTACCGATCTGCTAAGACTAGATATTGGACTAGCGATTGGAGCAACATGCACGAGTTTGTATTAGAGCATGGGGCACCTGAGTTACTTGATAAGCGACTCAATCAAACGAACATGAAGCAGTTCTTAGAAGAAAATCCCGCCCTCGTACCTAAAGGGCTTAACGTAGACTCAGAGTATGTAGTCTCAGTAAGGAGGAAGTAATGTCAGTAGCATTTGTACCCATTGAAAATGTAGCGAAGCACTTCTCGGTATCTATATCTACCGTCCGTGCATGGTTACGCAATAACAAGATTCCCACCGATACATATATTAAAGTGGGGCCAACCTATCGTTTCAAGTTACCTGAAGTTGAAGCGGCACTTTTGAACAGTGCGCATACACCCGAAGAAGACTATCTAACTGAAATCTCTATGCACGAACAGCTAGAGTTAGATTTGGATGATGACGCCTGATGAGTAGCAACGGAGTACGCCGAATCAGTATACGTGGTGGTAAGTTTCACGTTATAGCTGACGGTGAGGAAGTTACTAGGGATTTAGGTTATATGGATGTGGTGATAGTTAATGCCGCCCCAGTATCTCGCGCTTACTATGGCGATGCGTATGACCCTAATAGGGTTGCGGTACCTACGTGTTGGTCACCTGACACGCAGTTACCAGATAGAGAAGTACCCCAAGAGCAACGGCAGTCTGCGCGTTGTATGGATTGTCCTCAAAATATAAGAGGTTCAGGTTCTTATGGGGGTAGGGCTTGTCGGTTCTCACAACGACTAGCAGTTGTATTTCGGGATAATCCCGAAGAGGTGTATCAGTTACAGATACCGGCCACGTCTATATTCGGCAGTACTAATAGTGGGGATAAGGGTATGCAACACTATGCTCGGTTACTCGCTAAACATGATACACCTGTAGTTACTATCATCACCAAGATTTACTTTGATGAGGATAGCGTAGTACCAAAACTTTGCTTTAAGCCGGTAGACCGCTTAGACGAAGACACACTTGCAAGGGTTTCGGCCATGATTGACCACGAAGATACTATTCGGGCGATCACTATGTCTATCCCCACAACAAGTGAACCTGTGTCTCCGTTTAGTGTGGTGGAAGGTTTCGAGTTAAATGCAAACTAATTAATTAGGATTTATAACATGGCTACAAATAATCAATACCTTATCAATGACGTAGAAGCCCTATGGCCTCGTATCAATAAGACTTACAAGTTCGACAATGCAGAAAACCGCACGGTTCCGTGTGACGCGTTTGACGAAGGTGCTAAGTACGAGACTCGTTTCCGTATGACTAAAGACCAAGCTAAGGCTCTCTTTGTATCAATGGTTACCGCATACGAAGCCAAGAAAGAGAAGGGATGGCCTGACAAGTTTGATATGCCTTTCAAGAAAGAAGAAGATGGTACTTATACGCACAAAGCATCTTTGAAAGGGGCGTACGGTAAAGACGCTACGTTTAAGCCTGTACAGTACGATAGTAAAGGCGTTAAACTACCAGACGACTTCATGCTTACCACGGGTAGTACTGTTAACATAGCAGTAACCTTTACCCCCTACAGCATGCGTGAAGCGGGTGTATCCCTTAGACTACGTGCCGTACAGGTTATAAAGTACGTACCTATGGAAGCCGCATCCCCGTTTGGCGCAGTAGAAGGTGGGTTTCAGTTCTCCGCAGAAGAGAATCCTTTTGAAGTAGTAGCACCTGCCGCACCTGCCGCACCTACGGAAGCAGTAACAGACGACCTGTTTGGGGATGATGAACCCGCGCAAGTCGAGGAGCCAAAGAAAGTAGTTAAGAAGAAAGCTCCTGCACCGAAAGCATCTGACGATGCACTGGCTGATATAGTAGCCGACTGGGACGACTAATAGTCTCCCACTGTAACAACTACACCCATAGCTAGGATGACTACCGAAAAGGGCGTGTAAGCGCCCCTGCTATGGTACCTCTCGGAATTAGGTACTATTTATGAAGACAGAAGATTTTTTAAGGCGGGTATTGGGGGAAGACGGGCATTACTGCTTGTTCTCTTTCCATACAAAAGATGACAGGAGGATACAGAAGTTTTACACCTCCGTAGGGGATATGGCCGATGCCGCACGCGCCCTAGATAACAAGGGGTATGACGCGTACTTCGCTCTAGGCACGTTCAAAGAACCGAACTCACGTAAAGTAGCTAACGTGCATCACTTGAAGTCTTTCTTTCTCGACTTAGATTGCGGAGCTACCAAAGACTATCCAGATCAAGATACAGCTCTTGTGGCACTACAAGGGTTCTGTAAGACATTATCACTACCAAAGCCCAAGCTAGTTAACTCTGGACGTGGCATACACGCGTATTGGTTCCTTTCGGAGTCGATAGAGTTGGACGACTGGCTACCTGTAGCAGAACGCCTAAAGAAGTTATGTGCTGAACACGGGCTACTGGCTGACCCCTCTGTCACTGCCGATGCCGCTAGGGTACTGCGAGTACCAACCACGCATAACTATAAGACTGACCCCCCATCTGCTGTTGAGTTCTTAGCAGATGATTACCCTGACAACGTAGACTTTGATAAGTTCTCGACCTTGTTGGGAGGCGGACTGATACCAGTTCCTAAGATAATGGCTCCTGCCGGTAGCAATGCTGTGATGAACGCACTGATCGGTAACAGACAAAACAAATTTAAAGACATCATAGTTAAGACTATGAACGGTACTGGCTGTGAGCAACTACGCACCATATGGCAAGACCAAGAGAATTGCAGTGAACCTATGTGGAGAGCGGGGCTATCTATAGCTAAGTTCTGTGTTGACTCTGAGTCAGCGGCACGCAACATATCTAAGAACCACGAGGGTTACTCTGAGCAGGCTACCGCAGAGAAGATGGAGCTAATCAAAGGCCCATACAAGTGTACGTCTTTCGACGAGTTTAACCCCGATGTATGTTCTGCCTGCCCGAACTGGGGCAAAGTAAAGTCTCCTATAGTGCTAGGTAGTAGCGTGATAGAAGCTACCGCAGAAGATAACATAGTAGAAGTACCTGAGATGGACTTACCTGACTCACCTATTACTACTACCTACGTGATTCCGCCGTACCCTAGGCCATTCTTTAGGGGTACCAATGGCGGGGTGTATATGCGTACTACCAATGCTGAAGGCGATCCAGATGAGAAGGTGGTGTACCACAATGACCTGTACATAGTTAAACGCATATCAGATGTAGAGATGGGCGAAGCAGTGGTCGTTAGACTGCACCTACCTAAAGATGGGGTTAGAGAGTTTACTATCCCCCTTACAGCGGTTACTTCAAAAGAAGAATTACGAAAACAGATGTCCATGCATGGTGTGGCCGTCTCACGAATGGATGAACTTATGACTTACATGACAACTTGGGTAAACGAGTTACAGGCTACGGGGGTAGCAACAGAAGCACGTAGGCAGTTTGGGTGGACTGGAGATGACTTTAAGTCCTTTGTATTAGGCAATGAAGAAGTATTTGCTGATCGTATTGGCGACAATCCTCCCTCTACCCCGACAGTGGGGTTGTTTCACGCATTTGAACCTAGAGGCACTTTGCAGGGTTGGATAGATATGGCCAACTTCTACAACCGTGATGGGTTTGAACTGCATCAATACATAGTAGGCACAGGGTTTGGTTCCCCCCTTATGGCCCTGTCCCCCGTTTCTTGTGCAGGGTTTCACGTACATAGTAAGGAGAGTGGCGTAGGTAAGACCACCGCCATGAACGTAGCCGCGTCTATATGGGGTAGCCCTAAAGCTCTAGTACTGGGAGAAGATGATACTCAGAACTCTAGGATGAACAGAAGTGAGGTATACCAAAACTTACCCCTGTACATTGACGAGCTTACTGAACTTAAAGGTGAGGATTTATCGTCGCTTATATACCAAATATCTAGTGGTAAGCAGAAGAACCGCATGACTAGTGGGGGTAATAATACCGAACGTGCTAGAGGCAAGCCTTGGAAGTTGTTATCTGTTACTACAGGCAACTGTAGTGCTATCGAGAAAGTCAGTCTGTACAAGGCTATGCCGAAAGCGGAAGCCCAACGGATGATGGAGACTAAAGCAGTTAGGTTGTTTGACCAAAGTAAAACTAAGTACTTAACAGACATACACGCAATCAATGCAGAAACTATATACGGGCACGCAGGTAAAGTGTACATGCAGTACGTTATAGCTAACATAGACAGTGTTAAGGTTTTACTAGAGAAGGTACGGGCCAAGATAGATAAGGCGGCACAGCTTACCGCAGAGAACCGATTCTGGTCAGCGGGTGGAGCTTCTACCCTTACGGGCGTACTCATAGCTAAGAAGATAGGGCTAGTAGACTACGACACGAATAAGCTGTTTAAGTACATAATTAAACTATTGAGAGAGAATAAGGATAGTGTGGAAAGTATGAACTGTTCTGCGATAGACACTTTAAACGACTACTTCCACGAGAACTGGGGTAGCATACTTAAAATCAAAAGCACTGACGACTTACGTAAGGCACAGAACAACGGGCTAGATGAATTGGTTATACCTGAACTAGACCCTAGAATTAAGTTAGTAGGCCGTTACGAGACTGATACGAAGATAGCTTACTTAATACCTAAACCGCTTAGGGCATGGTGCGGTAGACAGCAACTCAATTACCCCTCGTTTGTACAAGAACTGAAAGATAAGTCTGGGGCTAAAACTACTAAGGTGCGGCTGACTAAAGGTACTACTACCTACCTACCACTGACTCACGTTTTAGCTATAGACTGTTCTGCGGCGGATGTGAAGGTATAACGTGTTAATGGTTGATGACCTACATCCCGACGGGATACGTATTATAGTTAACTGGGAGGGTATGCACGTTGGAGCGTCCCTCTTCGTACCGTGTTTAAACACGCAGAAAGCTAAGGATCAGGTCGTAACACTGTTTAAACGTAAGAAATGGCAAGTAAAGACAAAGATAGCCATAGAAAATGGTAAATTAGGTATTCGTATCTGGCGGACTATATGATACTATATGGGACGAAGTGGGACTCCCCTGACCTACTTTGGTTTTACCTCTCTACCCCCCTGCTCGTTTCCGAGGCGACAGGGGGTTTTTTATTAATAGCCCTTGTTGTAGTCCATATTACTTCTCATAATCGCATACTTCATTATAGGATTTACCGTAACCCCATTGTGCATATCAGCGGAAGTCTTCATGTGCGATGTGACCGACTTGGATATTTGCTCCCCCGTAAGTGCCGCAGTAGGGTGACGCTTGTTATGAGCACTAATGTCTTTTAGTACTTCACCCATAGTCTCATGGTCGCCCATGCGCTGTGCTACATAGAACTTCTTGGTTAGCAT